ACCAGAGAGGGGTTTCAGTAGTTGTTTATTAGGCTGCAGTTCCAGCGTTCCCGTTCATACAAGCCCATCCTTCTGTAGTTCCATCAGAGTACCATATAAATAAGGCACATGCCTGTGGGACAACATCGTAGGATGCTATTGTAGATCCAAGAGGGCTATCTGGAGTAACTATTGCATTATTAGCAGCAGCATTTCTGATGATTATACACATCTGGCCATTATAATGACCATCTGGTATAGAGACATCTTGTTCCGCAACCATAGTACACATTGTTATTCCAACAGCGCCTGCAACACCATCACCCGATAAAGCGGTAATGGACGATTGCCATTCTGGCGAGACTGCTGGTTTGCTAACCTTTTGTGATATCGCCATGATCTACCTCCTAAGCTGCAGTTAAGTGCAGATTGTAATCAACGCCACCAATAGTGATCACGATGTAAGAATCTTCTTCACCAGGATCGCCAGTTGTGACACCGCCATCAATAGCCTTAGCAATAGCATCTAAGGCTTCATCATTTTTGTTACTTCCATATAATGGATTTGCCATGATTTACCTCCTATTTCCAGACGGCATGGGATTCTGGCATAGACCATTCCATTCCGCCTTCAGTTAAGATTAAGTCAACACGACGATCAATTCCGCTGTTTTCAAGTGTTTGAACACCAACGTATACTGATGTGTCTCTGTTAACGCCATTACCATTAAGAGGTCTCCATGCGCAGTTCTTCATACCAATGCCCAAGAGCTTGATATCAGTACTGTCAAGGTGAATGTTACGAGCAACATTAATATCTCCGTAAGGAGTAGTGAATGTGCTAATATCAACACCGAAGACTTTCTTCTTACCAGTCATTGCAATGTCTGCACGGAACTGAGAGGAAACTTCTAGATTGTTCTTGAAGTAGCCACCCAATTTATGTAACCAGTTATACACACTAGTGGGACAGAAATAAACTGTCGGACTTTGTGATGCATAACGAGGATCCATATAACCAGACAGATCATCTAGGAAGTCATCAGCAGTCTTTGTATTAATGTCTAGACTAAAGATATTGCCGTAATTTGTGCAATAATCTACAGCGCCTTGAGTATAGTTAATATCACTATTAGACACTTTTGATCCAAACAATAAAGACTGTTCGATATCCCATTTATGACTAATCAAATGCTCTTTCCAAACACGTGCCCACTCATTTGAGTTATACTTAAGTGAGGTTGCACGAGCAGTATTAGTCATTGCCATTGCAGTTTTCCAGATCTGGGTTTGCCCATACTGGGTTGACCAGGGTTGGTCTTTCCATGTATCGGGATAGCCAGATCCTTCTTCGAAGGCTGTACCCACTACATAGCATTTGAACTGTGCAAGAGATTCTTCATTAACAGTATCTGCTCCAGCACTCGCAACTACAGAGGCAGGTATACCTAGTAATGTTAATGTAGTATCACAACCTTTGATGGTTTTAAGCTTGAGCTCTACAAGTTCTCCTGAAGCTGCACCTACATCCTCTACTCTCGCAGTAATGTAGTCAGCATAGGCTCCAGCAGCATTTTTAACCGCAAACTTTACTACTTGTCCTTTTAAAAAGAACAGAGGAGCAGTGTTTGTATCAGTAACTTCATATCTTACAGCTTGTCCTAAGACATTCTGCAAGTTACCTTGGTTACTGTAATCGGTTCCCATCTTTGCGTACCATACATCACCTGCTTCATCCCAAGCATCGCAATTAGCTGCGATACCACTAGGTGCTGCAGTTGCCTGCGCATCAGCAACGTATGCATAACGCTTATGCCATGAAGGCCTGCGTTCGGTATATTTGAATACAGGGTCGTCAGTCGGTCTTTTGCTCACCTTGCTCAGGAACCGAAAAAAAGGGTCCTGTGCAACATTAAGCTCAGACACACGATCACCGAAATTGTATTTCCGACGTAACGCGCCTGTTAGAAGAGCGGCTGAATCACCAGAACCGGCACCCGGATTATTCGGGGCGGCACCGTCTTCAAAATCGCTCAGTTTAAATAAGTCAGCCATAAGCTAAACTCCTTTCATTGAAGTTCGAATAGAGGGCTCTAGTACAGAGTGACTACTCGAACAGGTTATCTATATTGTCATCAGAACCATTGATGGCGTCAAATACACTATCTTCAAATGATTTGTCGTCTCCTTTGGAACTGTTGGCTCCACTGGCACTCGTAGGTATGTTTCGAACACCTTTCATCTGCTTCAACATATCCTTCTTTGTTGCAGTTGCTGTGTTCGCCTGTGCTTGTTCCTTATTTACTAGCAGGTGTAAGTCATCTAAAGTCATAACATGCTTGTTAGCCTTATCCATCATGGATGAAAACTGTTCATCTGTCATCTTATGAGCCTTTTTAAACTCTATCTCCTCAGCTGTCCTTGCTCTTTCAGCATTAGCCTCATCGTTCTGAGACTTTTGGTGTTGTAGCAACTTATTAACCTTATCATTGACTATAGTATCTACGCTCCGTTCAAAGACTTTAGCAGAATCCGATTCTGGATTCTTCACCGCCTCATCTGGATCAAAGATAAACTCATCATCAAGTCCAAGATCTTCAGTTATAGACTTAGGAGGAGCACCTCCGTTCTCTAAGTATCCTCGCACATGATCTACGAGTCCACTATCGTTCTTCATAGCGTTTAAAACGGGAACAAAGGGTTTCAATCCAGAAAGTTCAGTATGCATTTTATGAGCTTCCCGTGATGAATCTTTGTAACGCTTTTCCCAGTCCACATCGCTGTTAGCTGTATTGGAGCCTTCCGTTTCGTGAGTTACCTGTTCTGGGTCACTTTTTGGAGGGGTTACCTCAGTGGGTGTTTCTTCAAATGTCTCTTCTTGTATAGCGCTGTTCACATCTTCTTCTAGCGCTGCAAAGAAATCGTCACTAGAGCCTTCTTGCGAAGGGTTACCTGTGTTATTGTCTTCTGTCATAATCTCTCCTGATTAGTTTAGTTTGTAACTTACGAGGAATTATTATTACCCTGCAAGTCTTTTTTTGCATTTATTTCAGCATTTTTTATGGCCTGCTGAACACCTAGGCCCAGTTTTGTATTTTCTGTATCTGCTCTCGCAGCCATGTTAGCTTGTAAAACCTTTTGTTTTGCCTTTGTATCTCTATAGGCATCCTTGGTATCAGCTTTCACTTCAGCTTTTTGTTTGTTGATCTCCACTTCGGCTGCCATGACTTTGCCTTTAATACCAGCTTGCACAAGTTGTCTTTCAAGGGTTTCAATCGTGCCGTCCTTATCTTTGATCGCCTCAGATAATTGTTCAACTTGCCCTGACAACTGTGCATATAATGTTTTCCTTTTAGCTATTTGTTCTTTATTCCTAATATCCGTTTCAGCCAACACTGCTATATCGTCAACTACTCCGAATTGTAGTAACTCTTTCAACTCAGCAAGATATGCCCACCTATTAACAGGCAGCGTAGATCCTGCTACTATTCGAATATCAAATTTAGCCGCTGCATAGTCATGATACTTACCTATAGCTTCTCCTAGGTCATTATACATAGGAACATTTATCTCTACTTCTCGCTGTTCCTGTAATGCGCTAGGTTGTATTATCCTAAATACCTTATGAGCTGTATATACAGCCTGGGAATATTCCATTACCACAAGGCCTACTTGCTTTAATGCCGGCTCTATTACATTCTTCATCCATTGTTTAACACGACGAGTACCATACTCATCCTGTGCCAACATACCTCTATATGTATCATGCTGCCCAGAGACATCACCTTGCATAGAGGAGTATATACCGGCTAAGTACTCCATATCTCCCTTGCCTTCATTTACAATTTGAAAAAATGCGTTAGCCAGTGGTGCTGGCATAACGGGCGTTGGAGGGGTAGCTCCTGGCCGTATAGGCAATAGAGCTCCGGGCGAGCTTGAATATTTTTCCCAATGATCGGTATCTATAGAACCTTCTTCATGCATAAATCTAAGCGAAGATCCTAAAGAAGCATTATGAACCATTATCTGATGAGCCTTGTTCAACTCTCTCTGTTTACCAACTAGAGGCGAAACTGCTGATGTAGGATAAGGTGTTCCTGTCCATTTAAAATGAAAAGGTACTAATGGATACTGTGTTATTGTATCTGGAAGTTCTTTGGTATATAATGTTTTATCCCCTACTACACAGGTTTGAGTCATTCTTTGTTTATGAAAAGGAATAACCTCTATAACCATCTTAGCAAAACTTGGATCCTTAACCAGGATATCGTATTCTTTTTCCGTAACAACTTGATTCCTGACCTGCTGTATCTGACCAACAAGTTCAGAAGTCATTTGTTGCTCTGCCATGGCTAATTCTTCTTCGTGAGCCTTCTGCATCTTCTCTATCTCTAAATCATATCTAGCTTGAATCATTTGACCAGACTGTACTGCCTGCTCTAATTGCATCATTTGCTCTTGTAATGCAACATCCTTCTCAGCTTTCAACTCTTCCATTTGTACTGCTACTTGTTCCTGTATCTGCTTCAATTGCTCTGGAGTAGGCTGATCTTGATAGAATACATTAATATAGGCGACATTCTTCTTCTCCCATACTTCAAATAGCTCTAAAAACTCTTCATTCTCTCCTGTCTTTGGATCAACACCCTCTGATGCAGGGATATCTTTATATGTAAAATCTTTCTGCCCTACCCCTAATGCTTTCTCAGTGTATGAAAAATCTTGACTCTCATTTGATGATGCTTTCTTTATCTTATTCTTAAATTCAGGAAAGAGTTCTATAATATGGCTTTTTGGAAGAACCTTTCTAATAAGAACATAAGAAGCATCTCTAAACAATAAATCTCTAGACTTTGGGTCTACAAATATATCAAAAGGATCTGGTTG